AAACTTCTTAGAGCAAGGTCTTGTTGACGTTGGTACGTGGTTTCGCATTGAAGCAGCATTCGGTGCGAACGAGGATGCGATGGCAATTAAACCTCATGAAATGCAGAAGATTCTTGCTAAGACCTTTGATGATATCTCTTACGTCAATACGGTTGGTGATGCTTCTAAGTTAGGTCTTCTTGGGTCGCTCATGATTATGAAGGTCAGAGGTAATTTAATTCCCAAACCAAAATTCGTCTTCACTGAAGCACTTGCAGAGAATGGTTTTAAGCCAAAACTTGAACGTGTTGATAATAAGACCTGGCAATTGAAGTTTGATCTCGTAAGGCAGGAAGATTATTACCCGGACCCGACTGGCCGTGGCCTTTACGAAATTGAAGACACTTGGATGGATTATCACGATGTACTTGCAAAGGCTAAAGGGCCCGATAAGATTTACGACCTTGCTGCGGTGAAGTTGCTAGAACGGGGTACGACTGACGTTGACGATCAGAAAGACCGAAAGTCAAGAGAGACTGATCAGAATACGACTGCCTCTACTGGACGTAAACAGATAAAGGTTTCAGAACTTTGGGGTTCGATAGTTGATCCGACAACCGGTGAGTTGTTGCATGAGAATATTGTAATGACCATTGCCAATGAGAGGACTGTAATTCAAGCGCCAACACCTAATCCCTTTTGGCATAATAAATCACCTTACGTTGTGTCGCCGATCATTTCGGTGCCTCACTCAGTTTGGGGTAAGGCTTTAATGGATGCTCCTTGCGCTCTTAACCGAGCAATCAACGAGCTTGCAAATCTAATCCTAGACGGTGGGCTCATGTCAGTACATGGCATTAAACAGATTCGTGCTCATTGGCTTGAAGATGAGAGTCAGGTAGCTAATGGCATTCCGGCTGGTACGACTGTTAAAGCAAATGCTTCAATGCCTGTAAATGGTAAGGTGATTGAACGTGTTGATACCAGTACGGTGCCGCAAGACGGCCTGAACGTATTGAACCTTTTTAATCAAGAACATAACGCCGCTGCAATTACGAATGATTTCCGAAGTGGCGTTCAAAGTTTTAGAGCAGTTAAAGCAACTGAGGTGGTTGAAGCAGGTAATGCAATTACTTCAATGTTTACAGGCTTAGTTAAAAAGATTGAAACTAAGTTCATTGACCCTAGCTTAGAGATGGCATGGATGACATTTGCTCAGCATATCAAATTGGTTGATGTAGATTGGTTAGCTTCGTGCGTGGGTGAACAGAGAGCAAAAGAAATTAAAGCGCTGCCCGCACAGAGGATTTTTGCCGATACTGTGAATGGCGCGAAGTTTCAAGCATTTGGGATTTCTCAAATCTTGCGACGACGTGAAGACCTTCAAGCACTTCAGTTGCTACTTCAAATTATTTCTTCAAGTGAGGCACTTACTGAATCGTATATTAATTCAGGTAAATCATTTGATAAGTTGCTGGGTGAAATTCTTAAAAGTATGGGCATTCAAGATGACCGACTTGAAGAGCCTACGCCACAGGGAGAAACACCACAGCAAGTGGCCCAGCCAGGTCAGCAAGCGCCTGATCAGCAAAGTCAGGTGCCAACACCTGGGGCTGCGAACTCCGCACCTAATCAGTCGGGGCTGCCTTCAGATCAATTTGCAACTAACCCAAACCAGTAAGGAATAAATGAGCGAACCAAAGGAAGTTGAATTAATTAAGAAAATGAACCGGGGTAGGGCGGCTGAAACAATTGGTGAGTATTTGAATCCGCTTTTAGCAAAACATACTGAAACTACGATCAACGATATGGTCGCCAAATTACAAGAAGGAGAAACCAACTTCTGTGCTCACGCTGGTAAGTTCAATCTTATCAACGACATTAGGACAGAAGTTAAACGAGAAATAACCGCAGGCAATAACGCCGCAAAGGATTTGAATAATGGGATTTAGTGATGAGTTAACAAACACAAAAACAAGTAATACCTTCGGCGATAATGCGCCAGCGCTGCCAGCGGGTAATCCTGGGGCAAGTACTGAAGCGACTGCTTCGGCTAAGGCTGCTGACGCTAAGGTGGCCGAACTAGCCTCCGATCCGAATGCAATGTTTTCTATTCCAAAAGACGGTGACCCACCTCCGGGCGCTGAAGCTAAACCCGCTGCTTCCGAGTCAACAGTAGTTGTTGCGACAATTGGCGATAAGCAATTCACCGATATGAATAAGGCAATGGCCTACGCTAATGAACTCCACGTTGCCCGTGGTAACGATGAATCTTACATTGAAGGTCTGAAGGCAGGGCAGAAGCAACAAGGCCTTGAAACGAACGTCACGCAAGAGAAGGCTGAAGAATTAATTACCCCGGCTGAAAGCAAAGAGCTTGAAGACCTCATGTACACCGATCCGACTAAATACGTAACTCGAACGGCAGAGATTAATAAACGAATCGCACAGAAGGTGAGTGACCAAGCTGAAGAAAGTCGGAAGCAAGTTGCTGCCCAAGAGCAGGCGAAAACTAATTGGTGGGCTGAAGTTTATAAAAAATTCCCTGATTTAGCTAAAGATCAAAACTACACGCAAGGGTTAATGCAGACTCACCTAACTCAATTTGCTGCAATGGACTCAACTAAGGCGGTTGAGGCTTTCGGAAACTTTGCTATTGGTAAGGTGAAAGAATTTACCGACAAATTCGCACCGACTCAGGTACTTCAAGACAAACCGGCCAACGTTGCAGCGGTAAGTACGAACCCAGGAAGTGGTAAGCCTGCTGAAGAAAAACCGCCCATGGTTGATTTCGTAAGTCAACTAAGAAAGAATTCGAATGTGAGTGGTATCCGGGGCAGCTAAATGACTTAATTGCGCGGGCCACAGGGAGGTTAATATGGGTTTTGAATGGACATTTGATGCACCTACAGGCGTATTCAAAAATCATGACATGAGTTCAAATATCCGTGTAGCCGCAATCGCGCAAACTAAGGTGATGCAATTCGTTTCGCCGGAAGCTGGTTATGGTAAGGGCAAAGGTGAGAGTGTAACAATCACTCGAATCTCAAATGTGACCGTACCTACTGACGGTCGCTTGACTGAAAATGCTCCGATTCCGGAAGACGAATTCACCATTACTACTATTGCGATTACGGTAGCGGAGTGGGGTCGAGCGATTCCATTTACTAGTTTTGCCAAAGATCTAACTGCTTTTGATTTGCAAAATGCAATTCAACGTAAGCTACGTGATCAAATGGCGTTGGTTCTTGATTCTGAAGCTGCGATTGCTTTTAAAGCTGCTAAGGTTAAGGCGATCCCAGATGGTATTAGTTCTATCGTTTTTGACACTGACGGAGTGGCTTCAACCACTGCAACGGTGAATGCGAATCTCTTTCATATCGAGCAAATTCGTGACTTTATGTTTACGACTTTGAACATTCCAACGCTCGAAAATGACGACTATGTAGGTTTGATTTCTACTAAGTTCAAACGTGGCATTATGTCTGATCCCGCTTGGGAAAATTGGCAGAAGTACACTGACCCCAGTAAGAAGTTTAATTCTGAAGTCGGTCGAATGGAGAATATTCGTTTTGTTGAAATCAATAACACCGGAGCACTGTTAGGGGCATTAGGCACTGGCGGAGTACTTGGTGAAGGTTTGATTTTTGGTGAAGACGCCGTTTCAATGGCTGTTGCCCATGACCCAGAACTTCGTGCAGAATTGCCGAAAGATTTCGGTCGTAGTTTGGCAGTTGCTTGGTACGGCATTCTTGAATTCGGAATTGTTTGGGATACTGCGAACGCAGGTGAAGCCCGAATCATCCATGTAACGAGCGCGTAAGGAGGTTTGTTATGAGTTATCCTATGAACGGTGGAATGCTTAATTTCTTCCACCCAAACATTCCCCTGGCCACTACGACTGCGGGTGTTTTAAGAGAAATTGATATTGGTGCTGCAAGCGCAGACCATGGCGAGATGTTTTGTTTCAAGCCTTGTGTCGTGAAACGGTTATTGGTGGCTGTTACTGGGGAGGCAATCTCCGGTACCAGCACCGATCCGACAGTGGTCTTTAAGCGTCGACCTACCCCATTGAGTGCGACAGGTGAAGTTTTGGCGGGTACCGTCACTCTTCCGACTGGCACTGCGGTTGGTAAGACGGTCTTTAAGGAGATCAATGTCAATTTTGCGATTGGTGATTCAATGGAGATTGCACACACGATTGGGGTAGGTACCCCGACCGGTAAGGGCTTTGCTTCAATGGAATGTTATGCAATGGAAGAAGAGCCGGCTAATAATAGCGATATGATTAAGTCGGTTTAAGTCATCCTTTGGTGAGTTGCCCCGGTCAGGTTTTTACGGTTGGCTTAGCTGGGGATTTTTTAAGGCCGTGATTGGAGGTTTTTATGGCTGATTTAGTAGCCGCAGATTTAATCTATACAGCGTTAGACCCAATCGGTGGCGTTAAAACCGATTCAAGTCGCAGCGTTAATACTTTTGCAATTACCACTCCTGCGGGGGAATACCCCACTGGCGGCTTGCCACTTCTAAATGGTAAGTTAGGCGCTCCGAATTCTCTTGAATCATTAGAGATTCTTGAGCAAGACGTAGCTGACCCTTTGCTCACTTATCATTGGGATAAGTCAGCGAATACCATTGTCGTAATTGAAGACGACGGCACGTCTGGCGTACCCGCAGAACACGCAAATGCAACCTTTACCTCACCTGATCAGTTGATTGTTAAAGCGACTGGCTGGTAATTTTTAACTTATAACCGGAGAATTTTATGGCACCAAATTTGAATTTCGAACCTTT